TCCGCTAGGAATGACCGCGTTCATGTTGATGTCAGCGTTTGTCTTCGCATAAGAAAATACATATTCGCCGTCTGTGGCTGTGACTGTGTAAGTGCCGTTGAATGTGGCGTCCACGCCTGTCACGACAGCACTTGATCCCACGATGTAATTGTGCGGAGTGTTTGTCGTAAGTGTTGCCACATTTGATTGAATGCTGCGATGTGTTACAGCTGAAGAGTAAGAGACAAGAAGCGGCAAAATCGTGAGCTCGCTAGTGTCAATCACCTTTTGAAGATATGCGTCATTGTAAAGAGAAGAGCTCACGCCTAGCACAGAACGAAGTTCTGACGGAGTGACGATTGACATGAGCTCTTCCCTTTCTACTACTCGACCGCCACGGGAGCGCAGCGGTCGATGATTAGTGTGTCGTGATTACGACTTATTTACTCCGAAAGCGCCCGCGGCGATTTTTGTCGCCACAGCACCAAAGGAATAGACGCCCACAGTTATAGATCCGTCAGCTGTTGATTCAGCGCGTAGCTGATAGCTTGGGCTCTCGTACCATGTGTATGCGTCAGGGTTGATGATCATGATTGAATCATCTGTGTCTGTTGTTGCGGCTGTGTTAGCTGTAACAAAGAGATCAAGACCTGCAACGCGACCGCGGAGCGATGTTGGAGTTGCAATTCCGGGTTGATTCATTGGCTGAGTTACTTCGTTGTAGATCGGACGACCTGAGTCATTTAGACCCATGAGATTCGACCATTGTGAAGTATTTACCAAGATGTTGCGAGCGAATGGATTTGCAAGACCAGCTGTAGCACCATAAACAGATGCAGCGCCTCGACCAATAAAGGCGAGAAGCTCTGCGGCTGTTGGATATGTTGCGATTCCTGTCGCGTCAGCTGTTGCGCCGGCGACGAGAATGCTGTTTGTGTATGTGTCTTGCTGCTTCGCCATGGCTGCAACCATATTTGAGAGAAGCTCATTGAAAAAGACGGGCGATGTGCGCTGTAGCAATTCAACGGAGAATTTTTGCTGACCCGCGAACTTCTTGACATCGACTGAGACAAATGCAGAATTCTGATCTGTCTCTGTGAACGCTGCATCTTCGGCGACTGTTCCTACCGCGGGCGCAACTGTAATTTTAGGGATTTCGAATGTCATACCCGCGTCAGGCAATGCGCCGCGTGAGATTGCATCGATTGATGGACGGACAGTTGTTGAAAGTCCGTTGATTACTTCAGCAAGCTGACGAGTTGGTACAAGACCAGCGTTGTCGGTTGTGTTGTCTGCTGCAAGTACATATTGACGAGCGTCTTCATTGCCCATTGCTGCCATGATCTTGTTTTCAAGATACTTTGCAGCTGTGAGCTCAATGCGTGGCTTTGTGAATGTAGATGACTTGACTGATGCTGTTACTGACTGTGCGGCTTCGACCGTCTCGACGGTGTCCGCGTTTGTGACGGTGTTTTCCACTTCGTCTCCTTCTGTTGTTGGTGTTGGTGTTGCATCCTCTTCCGGTGTGGATTCGGAATCTTCTTCGCCTTCTGTTGCTGCGACTTCAGCCACTCGAGCGGATCGCACGGCGGGCTCTGATACAAGCGCGACGCCTGTGAGCTCTCCTGCTAAGACGCGCATCGTGCCGTCTTTCTCGTTGATGTAATCATCGACAGCCAATTCAATCGAGAAGCCGTCACGCAATCCAAAAATTGCTTCTTCAAGAGCATCCGATCCGGCGGTCGTATTTGCAATCTTGAAGCTTGCGTTGATTGCTCCATCGCCATCCATAGACATGGAAAGAGTCTTTCCGATTCTACGAGTGCGATCATGCTCAAGATTCAAAAATACTTCTTTCGGCTGAATCGAGCCTTTTGCAAATACGACCTTGCCGGTCGATGCGTTTGCAGCTTCTTCGAATGCGACAATCCGTCCGGTGATTGTGCGCGTCTCTGAATCTGCCGCTGTGATTGTCATTGGTGTGGTGAGCTTCATCCGATGATGTCCTCTTCTTCTCGTATTTCATCGATTGACATTGCGCCAATACGATTCAAAATTTCATACACTTGCGCTCGCTCGTAAGGATTGCCACGCAAGAAATCGTCTAGATCGTAACGAATGTACTGTGAAGCCGGAGTGAAATCTGTGAGTGATAGACGCTGCTCAATGATTGTCAAGATTGGGCGAATTGAAAAGTCGATGAGATCACGGCGTTGATTGACAGCGTTTGAATATGTCATTGATGACGGATCAGCTGAAGCGAACCATGCCGGAAGCCCAATCGCACGGCAGAGCTCTAGCGCCAAATAATTTCTTGCCTCGTTCATTTGAAGATTCTTTGGATCGTATCCAATTGTATCCATCTTGATGTCTGCGTTTAAGAATGTGACAGCTTTTGAAGCTTTATTTTTGAAAGCATTGATAAGAGACGCGACGCGATCTTTTGGAAGCTGTACGCCATTGCTTGACAAAACAATTTGTGGAATTGGATTCAGCGCGAAATCGTAAGCCGCTTTTTCAAGCGCGTGAGCTGCGCGGACGGTGCGACCGGCGCGATTTAACAATCCTTCTTGCATATTTCCAAAGACGACAAGATCTTCGGGCGCAATTGTGTATCCGTCAATGCGATAGCCAAGCACTTCTGTGGCGAGAGCATCTGTGTGAACTTCTACGCGCTCCGGTGCAATGCGCTCCATCGATTGAATGCGTCCGGTGTCTGCATAGCGTGTAAGTACGCGAGCATACGCAGCCGGACGAAAGAGAAGATCCTCGGCAATCCACGCCCAAAATTCTGCGCCGGTAATTCTTGGATCGGGTTGATTTATTACGCGAAAGCTTGCGACTGTTTCGTTTGTCTCTTTAACTTTTGTCTCGAGTGGCAAAGCCGCGACCGTGCTGCAAATTATTCCGCGAGCGCGGGCGATTACAGGGACGCCCATCGCTTCGGATCGTGTAGCTGTTTGTCCGTATGCAAAATACGGAGCGCCGATTGCGTCAATAGAGTTTACAGGCGCAAGAGAAGCGTCAATGTGTACTTCAGCCTTAGGCTGCGCCGGTACTAGAAAATCAAATAAACCCATGGGCGCAATTCTAAAGATTCGTTACATCTAGCCGATCATAATGTCAAGATCCGTCTCTGGGCGTGTCGCGTAATGTGTGACGAGCGCAGATGCAACCGTCGCGCAGACAGTTGATTGAGACGCCTTCCGACCTATAGTCCACGCCCCATCGCCAAATGGAAGCCGCACGGCTGACAAGACTTGCTTCGTCAATTCCGCTTGATTTCCATGTCTGAGTCTCTTCGATGATATTGCTCCCAAAAGCTCGTCGCAAGATTGACCGTAAAGAGCCCCGTCTATGTCGGCGATTGGGATTCCGGCTGGCTGAAGTCTAGCCGCAATAGCTGACGAAGTACGGCGCGAATACGCAATGACTTCGACCGGATATTCTTGAAAGTGCTCGGCGATATCATTTGCAATCGCTCGATCGTCAAGAGAAATCGGATTATGCCAAGTACGGATTAGCTTGACAAAGAATTCACCATTTTCCATTTGCTGCCCAAGTACAAGCGCGGCATCGCGGCGATCCGGTGAACAATCCAAGCCAAGCCACACAGTCTTTTCGCGATCGACTTCGTAGCCATCCATTCCGCATTCTGCCCACTCGCCCGCGGGAATGGCGCTCGAGATTGTCTGCACCCATCGGCACAAGACCTCGGTGCGCACGACATCCGGCGGATCATTCATCACAGCTCTGAGATTGTCGATGTGTACCGTGTGACCGAGTGCCGGATTTGCCATTGCAGCTCCCCGCCAAAATTCCGGAGAATCGTCAATCTTGTCGTAATTGCTCGACCATTCAAAGAATCCAATATCATCCGTTGATCCACCGGCTGCGCCAATTCCGCGTTCTCGAATTTGATTTAAGACAAGCGAGTGTTGATCGCCCGCGTTTGAGTAGCTCCACAGCTGAGGATTCTCAGCCGCCATCATCGTGTACCGGAGAGATGCCCAAGTCGTCTCATCCTTAAGCTCTCGAGTTTCATCGATGTGTACCGTCGCCGGCTTTGATATACCGCGAGCAGCTGAAGCGCCCGCCTTGACCATATACCGACCGCCGCCATGTTCAGCCAAAAGCTCAATTTCTTCCGATCCATGAGCCCATCGGATTCGCTTGACCCGCCTTGCAAGTTCATCATTGCCTTCAATCGTCTGCACAAGATCGCGAAATGTCTCGAGAGAAGTCGTGAGCCGGTGAGCTGTACCGATTTGAAGCTTGTCGCCCCACTCGAATAATCCCATGAGGATGCGTTGCTTCATGAATGTGGTCTTGCCTTGCTGTCTAGCCACGACCAATTGAACGAGCGGATGCAGCCATCTCCCGTCAGGCTTGATTCGATGAGCTTCGATAGCAAGCCATTCTTGCCACGGCATGAGCGGAAATCCGATTGAATTGCTGAAGTCGATGAGCTCTTGCCCACGCGTGGCGAGATCGGGACGCAATCTTGAATGAATCCGCGGAGTCGTAGAGCCATAAAGCGTCTCAGGAATAGGCTCTAAAACCTGTGTGAGCCTGTCTGAGCCTATTTGAACCGCCTCGAGCCTTCTCGTACCTTCTTGAGCCATCTCAATGCCTTCTTGATTCGTTTGGTGGTGAAATAGAACCGCG